TAACAACTAATATGAAGTTAACAGCAGAACAAATTCAACAAAACTGGGTAGATCTAGAAGAAACTATTAAATTATATATCAGTGAACCACGTCGTTCACAGTTACTTGATTTTTACTCTAAATACTCAGAACGTCTTATGTTGATGCCCGCAGCTCATAAGAAAGAATACCATAATGCTTTCCCAGGTGGTTACATAGATCACGTATTACGAGTAGTTGATTGTGCTATTAAAATAAATAAAGTTTGGATTGAAATGGGGGTAGATGAATCTACTTATACTAAAGAAGAATTAGTATTTGCAGCCTTGAATCATGACCTAGGTAAAATGGGTGATGAAAATCATGAAGCATATATTCCCCAGGATGACCAATGGAGACGAGATAAATTAGGTGAAGATTATAAATTCAATGATCGTTTAGAATTTATGTCAGTACCAGATCGTAGTTTACATTTATTACTTTCTAACGGCATCTCAGTATCTAAAAATGAATGGTTAGCGATTAAATTACATGATGGTTTATATGATGATGCTAATAAGCCTTATTTAATGTCTTGGTCACCAGAAACTAAACCTCGTACCTCATTAATTTATATTATTCATCAGGCTGACTTAATGGCTGCTCGTATTGAGTTTGAAAAAGAATGGAATCCAAAATTAAAAGGTGAAGTTAAAAAGAAAACAGATAATTTTAAGGTAACTGAAAAGAAGCCAACAATTAAAACTAAAGCATTAGGTTCAGTTAAAAGTGAAGGTCTAATGAATTTATTAGATAATTTATGATGATATTAACAGTAATATTAGGTTTAATGGTCGTGATCTTAGGATACACGACCTTTAATCTTCTTAGGAAACTTGAAAAACAAGAAGATATTATAAATAATCAAGCTACAATTTTAGCATCTTATTTATCTTATCTCAATAAGATCTCAGATATAATTGAATTCTCAGATAAAAAATTAAAAGAAGTAGATCATAAAGGTTCATTTAAATCAGATGATGAAGTAGGTTTTTTCTTTGAAGAAATTAAACAAATACAAGACACATTAAATCAATTTAAAGTAAAGAATTTATGACCGAGGTGAAAGAAAAAAAGAATACCCAATATTTTACACAAGATGCAGAGGATGCTATTGTGTTATATAATAATACAGTAGATCAAACAGAACGAGATATATTATATAGAACTCGTATCCATTATCCATTTTTTAAATTAACAGAAAATATTATTCATACCTTTAAATTTTATTATACAGAGGTAGATAATATTGAAGATTTACAACATGAGGTAATTACATTTTTATTAACTAAATTACATTTATTTGATCCAAGTAAAGGCGCTAAAGCATACTCATACTTTGGAACAATTGCTAAACGATATCTAATTAATAGTAATAATAAAAATTATAAGAAACGAGTTGAAAAAGCACCTGTTAGTGAAATTGAATCTAATGAAGCATTTTCATATCGAATAGATGAAGGTTCTGAGAGTGATAAATTAATTCATTTTATAGATCAGTATGTAGAGTACTGTACAGAAAATATTGATACTTTATTTCCTAAAAAAGTAGATTCACAGATAGCAGATGCTATTTTAGAGTTATTTCGTAAGAGGGAGAGTATAGACGTCTTTAATAAAAAAGCACTGTATATATACATTCGTGAAATTATTGATGCTAAAACCCCTAAAATCACTAAGATAGCCGATAGATTATATGATATATTTAAACAACATTATTTCTTTTATTTAGAAAATGGACATACAAATTTCTAATGTCCATATTTATAGAAAATAAATATTATGGAAGGTTTAGATAATATAGTATTTGGTGGTAAAAAATTCTCTGATATTTTAGAAGAAATATATAACAACCAAAAGAAAAAAGATAAACAAATATCTGCTTTAATAGCAGAGTTAAAACCTCTTGTCCAGGAGATAGGTGACGCTACTTTAATTGTTCCTTTAATTAAAGAATACTTAGAAATAAGTGTTAAAAATGATGAACAATTAATTAAAATGGCTACTATTGTTCAACGTATGGTTAATAATGCCTCATCTAATAGTGATGGTGGATTTGGTATCTCTGAAGAAGAAAAAGCACAATTATTAGCTGAGTTAGATAAATTTAAAGGAGAATAACCATGGCTGTAAACGCAATATTTGGGCAAGTAGCGCAGGCTCAAACCATATATAATCCAATTTCTTCTCAACAAAATACTACCACTCCTTCACCTGGTAGTGCTCCAACCCCTCAAATCATCCCAGCTCGAGTTAAAAAAATTATATTAGATAATTCTGATCAAGAAATATTTGAAGAATTTGGAGAATGGAATGGAATAGGAATTATATTTTGGGAACCAGTTGAAATAACATATGACGCTGAAACTGAGTATGTTAAAGAAAATTTTGCTTTACCTATATTTCCTAATATTAAACAATATCCTCTTTTAAATGAAATTACTTATATAATTAAATTACCTTCAACTAATACTGCTACTCAAGCTATATCAAATGTATATTATTATTTTCCTCCATTAAATATATGGAATAGTCAATTACATAATGCTTTACCTGAAAATGATAACACAGAAAATGACACAGCCCAACAAGCAGATTATGAATCATCATTTCAAGGTGAAGTTAGACGTCCTGAAGATAATAGTACTGAAATTAATTTAGGATCTACATTTACTGAGTCTAATAGTATAGATGTTCATCCATTATTACCTTATGAAGGAGATATTATATATGAAGGTAGATTTGGAAGTTCAATTAGATTCGGAGCTACTGTTAACAACTCATATATAAAAAATGATTGGTCAGATATTGGAGAAAATGGTGACCCGTTAACTATTATAAGAAATGGCCAAGCTGAATATAGTACTGATCCCTGGGAACCAGTATTAGAAAATATCAATGGAGATTTATCAGATATATGGCTAACATCAACTCAAAAATTAACCAAGTTGACTCCGGCTAGTAATATAACTGATTCATATGCTAAATCCACACCCCCAGATGATCCAAGAGAGTATACTAAAAATCAAATCCTACTAAATTCAGGTCGTTTAGTATTTAATGCTAAAGATGATGCTATAATTTTAGGAGCTAAAAAAACAATACATTTAACAGCTGATGATTCTGTAAACTTAGATGGGATGAATCATATAGTATTAACTGCCCCTACAGTATATGTAGGATCATCTCAAGGGACATTAGATGTTGATTTACAGTCTGCTGTTTTAGGCCAAAACTTAAATACAGTTATGACTGAGATATATAGTAAATTTGCTTTACTCTCAAGTCAATTCCAGGGAGTAGTAGATAGCTTACAAGGCCCAGTAGCTCAAGCTATGGGTCCAATTAGTGAGACTTTTAAAAACTTAAGTGAGTATATTCAAGACGCTGTGGATAATAAAGATTTAATATCTGAGAATGTAAGAATATCTAAACGTAAATAAGAATGAGTGAAATAACACAAAATGCTATTATTAAAGGGAAAATAGTTGATTCCTCAGGGAAACCTCTTCCTAAAGTAAAAGTTGAACTTATTCTCCCAACAGCTACAACTACAGCCACTACAGATCAAGATGGTTTATACTCATTTGAAAATCCCGCTACTAATGTTATAGGAGTTGATATTGAAATTAATTATAGTTTAGAAAAACATATTACTAAATCTTTAAAAAAGATCACAAAAACAGATGAGACTAAAGAATTAGTAACTTATGATATTCCAAGAATAACTTTACCTTTATTACCTGACCCTACTTTTGATTTAGTAGCTCAAGTTAATAAAGAATTAAATAAACAAGAAATATCTCTTACAAAAAAGCAATTTAATTTAAAGATACCACCTGGAGTTAAATTTGCTGCCCTATTATATTCTAAAAAAAATACTATAACAAAAACATTAATTCCTTTTATAATTAAATTGTTATTAAAATTTGGAACTAATGTAGCTCAAGATGTTATAAATAAAAAAATACCTAAACTTGAGGCCTGCCCATCATCTGCTCAAATAAATGAAATAATAGCTAAAAGAAATAAATTAGTAAAACAATTAAATAACTTATATACATCTATAACATTAGTAGGAAAATTTTTAAATGTTACAAATATAGTTATAACAGCACTACAAATTGGATATACTTTCTTTTTACTAAATCCTACCCCTTTAGCACCAGGTACTCCTCTTGGAGTGATAGAATTATCAGATGAAGCTAAAAAGAAAATTGAAAAAGCACTAAATATAGCTCAAATTACAGTCACCATCTTAACATTAACCGCAGCTATTATTGGAGCTTTATTAGCAATGATAATTAATTATCTAAATCAATTAGATGCTTTATTAGCACAGTGTGCTGTAGATCAAAATATGGATTTAGAACAATTAAATAATGAAATTAATGCTTTAGCTAACTCAACTGTAGTTGCAACACAAGGTGATGGAACTTATAAAGGATTTAAACTTGAAGTAAAAATAAATGAAAAAAATACAAGTAAATTCATTCAACGTTTTGCTCAAGCTGTGAATAAACAAGGAGTAGCTGTTTTAAAAACAGAACCTTCATTCGCATCTGACCCTAGTGTATTAATAGATCAATTAAAATTCATAATAGATTCAAATCCTAATTTAACAGCTGAATAATCAAATATTTATAATCATATGAAAATCGACGGACTAAAAAAATTAATTAAAGAAGCAGTACGTGAAGCAATTCAAGAAGAATTAAAAGACATCTTACTTGAAGCAGTTAAATCACCTAAAACAATAGTACAGGAAACATATACTCCTGCCCCTACTTATAATGCACCAACAATGGTAAATCATGATCTTAAACGTAATTTAAGAAGTATGATTGGAGGAGAATTTGACGCTACCATAACTGCTAACTCATCACATGCCCAACCTGCTTATACTCCTCCTCCAGTTAACACAGCTGGTGAGGGATCAAGTTTACCAGGTGGTGAGGTAGGTTTAGACCAAATAATGGGACTAATGAATAAATAATGGCTTATAGAATACCAAATAAAAATCCCATTGATGTTGGCTCAAGAGTAGCTATTGGGGTATCCATCCCTTTTAATGCTCCTCAAGTATTTACTCAAACTTATACTACTCAAGATCAAATAAGATCTAATATTATTAATTATATTTTAACTGATAAAGGTGAAAGAATATTTAATCCCAATTTTGGAAGTAATATAAGAAAATCAATATTTGAAAATATAACCCCAGATTTATTACAAACATTAGAATTTAATTTAAATGAAGATTTATCAAATTATTTTCTTAATGTCAATTTTCAAGAAATAAAAGTAACTCCAAATTATGATGAAAACATCATAGGTATATCTATAAAATATTCTATTTATAATGGTTTAATAGATGAAATTAATATAATTTTATAACACATGGCTGATCAAAAAGTAAATATAAATTACTTAAATAAAGATTTTAATCAATTTAAGACATCCTTAGTTGATTATGCTAAAACATATTTCCCAACAGTATATAATGACTTTACCCCATCCTCACCAGGAATGATGTTTATGGAAATGTCTGCGTACATAGGTGATGTTTTATCATTTTATTTAGATAATCAAATACAAGAAACATTTCTTCAATATACTCGCCAACAAAATAATCTATATGAGTTAGCTTATGTTATGGGTTATAGACCTAAAGTTACAGCTGCCTC